CGTAGCGGACCACGCCGCGGATGTCGCGGCCGCTGGGCTCTACGCGGGCGCGTGTGTCACTGCGGACGCGATGACGGCCGCCGTGGATCAGATCGCGACGGACGAATTCAAGTACGCACACAACGGCGACACCCGCCTCCCAAGTCCTGAAGAAAAAGAAGCCCTCCGTGGCAAGACAGGCATCGCTCACTTCCGCGGATCTTCGACAGAGATCGACACTCTGATCGGATTCCAGGGCGCAGGCTATGTCAATATCGGCGGCAAACGGAAGCCGGTGATCGTGATCGCGAGGGCGATCAACAGCGGCACCGGATTCATGAAGAAGCAGCCGGTTTTCCGGCGGGCGGCATCTAAGGCCAAAACCGACGCCACCAAGGCAGTCGTCGAGGCGGCCGACAAGAAGATCAAAGAACTAACCAAATAGGAGGGAACGATATGTCCTACATCGGAATGCTCAGTCCGGTTGCGGCTCCCATCGAGGAAGAGGTCAACGGTTCCGCGATTGAATACGGCACCGGCATGATCATCGGCCCCGCGGTGGCCGCGAACCTGAATCTCGACATTGCCGACAATCCTGACTATGGCGACGATATCATTATCGACAACGATAACGGCGTCAACGGATACAGCGGCACCTTGGAAACCAACAACATCACGGCCGCGGGCCGTGCTGCGCTCCTGGGCTGGACGGCTGTCCAGGACAGCAGCACTCCGCCCGCAACGACTCATTACGAAGTCAGCGACGCTGCGGCTCCTTATGTTGGCTGGGGCTTCATCCGCGTGAAGATGTTCAAGGGCGTGAAGTCCTGGGAAGCCTTCTGGTTCCACAAGGCCCAGTTCAGCCCGAGCGCCATCAACGCGAACACTAAGCAGCGGTCCATCGAATGGAACCATCCGAGCCTGAACGTGACCGGCATGGGCGCGTACCTGGACACCTCCGGCAAGGCGAAGTATTTCGACTGGATGGAGTTCTCGTCCCTGTCTGCTGCTCAGACGTGGCTTAATGGGAGGGCGAACGTCCCTTCGACGTGACCCTTCGCGGGATCAGCGTTGGGTCTCTGGAACTGACCCCTGCATTTGATCCATACGTCACGGAATACACGATCAGCTGGCCCAACCCAGGGACACAGCAGACCGTGACCGCTGAACCTGCCAACGCCGGAGACGAGGTGATCGTCTGGGCTGACTTTGTCAGCGACGGCGCGATGGACATCGAAGGCCCGCCGCCCAAGACTTACGGCGGCATGGACGAAACCCCGCGCGACATTCACCTGAGCGTCAGTGACGGCGAGACAGAAAAGCGGTATAAGATCCATAACACCTATTACGACTGAACCCCAACCGGAGGGGATGCTCCCCTCCGGGGGGCTTTTTTGAAAGGAGTACCCCAATGGAACCCATTAAGATCAAACTTGGCGAGCGGGAGATCCCGCTCCGTTTTACCATGGCGGAGTTTGCGGACATCGAGGAGACCGTGGGCAACCTGAGCCTGATCGACGAGCTGCTGCTCCAGGGCAAGAAGCGCATCCGCAACACGGCCACCGCACTCAGGATCATGGGCAACGCGGGCCTCATCGCCAGCGGCGAGAAGGGCGACCTGACGGACAAGAGCGTTATGGCAGCCATGCATCCGCGGAAACTGGTAGACTACCAGACCGCGGCGATCAGCGCGATCAATCAGGGGATGCTTGTGGAATCAAACGAGGACGAGGTCCACGACCTGGTGCTCGAGGACATCGAGAGAAAAAAAGAGAACGGCAATTAACCTATCGGAAAATGCTTTCCTGGGGGTTGATTGCCGGCCTGACATACACGGAAATGCAGGGCATGGCGCCCGGCCTGGTGCTGGATCTGTACATCCGGCGCCGGGATTATGACTATTTACTGCACGGAATTCAGCGGGGTGATTAAATGGCGGACATCAGCGTCAAAATGGGCGTTACTGGTCTCTCGACGTTCAAGTCCGGGATGAACCAGGCCAAGGAATCAGTGAAGACCCTGGACGCGGAGCTCAAACTCAACGCGGAACGCTATAAGGCATCCGGCGACGCCGAGACCTACATGGCGAACAAGACGAAAATCCTCCAGCAGCAGATCAAGGAGCAGGAGAAGGTCGTCAAGAACGCCAAGGACGCACTCGCGGAGATGACGCGGAACGGCATCGACCCCGCCTCCACCGCATACCAGAAGATGCAGCAGCAGCTGCTCAACGCGGAGACCACCCTGACAGGGATGCAGAACAACCTGAAGGGCGTGGGCACCACCGCGAAGACGGCCGCCACCGATGCCAACACGCTGACCACGAACCTGAAGCAGATCGGGAAACAGGTCAATTATGACGGCGTGATCAACGGCCTCGGCCGGATCACCGACGGCATCGAAAAGGCAGCCACAAACGTCGCCAAGTTCGCCACCAACCTGTGGAACACCATGCGCGACGCGGCGAGCTGGGCCGATGATCAGCAGACCCTGGCCCAGATGTACGGACTGGACACCGAGACCCTCCAGCGGATGCAGAAGACGGCGGACCTAATCGACACCCCGGTCGAGGCCATCGTCAAAGGCCAGCAACGGCTGAAGAATAACCTGGTTTACGGTGACAAGGAATTCCAGCAAGTGCTCCGCACCCTGCGGGTCGGCATCAAAGAGGGCGGCAACTGGATTCAAAACAATTACACATCCCTCAAAATGCGGGACGCCACGGACATCTACTGGGATCTCGGCGAGGCCCTGATGAACTACGGCGACGAGATCGAGCGCGATGCTATGGCGCAGAAGATCTTCGGCCGCTCCTGGATGGAGCTCCGCCCGATGTTCGCCGCAGGCCGGGAAGAGTACGAGAAGACCATGGAATCCTGGTCCGTGGTTAGCGATGAAAACGTCCAGTCATTGGGGGCGCTGGATGATAGCTTGCAAACCCTTGAAAACGAGTTTGATACGCTGAAGTTGACTGTTCTCAGCGAACTGGCTCCGGCGATTACAACGGTATCCGATGCGTTGACCGGAATCCTGAAGGAAGTCAACGCCTACCTAAGCACAGACGAAGGCAAGGAAAAGCTGAAGGCCCTGGGCGATTCGGTGGCTGAGCTCTTTAGTGATCTGACGAGCATAGATACCGGCGCGATCGTCGAGAAGGTCGCCGGAGCCCTGGATAGCATCAAGTCGGTGCTCGACTGGGTCGCGCAAAACAAGGACGGGCTCGTTACCGCGATCGAGGCCATAGCGGGCGCCTGGGTTGCCATGAAACTCGCCCAGACCGCGGCAACGGTGGGGAAGGCGTGGAACGGTCTCCGGGGACTGCTTGGCAGCGGTGGCGCTGCGAGAGGCGGAAGCTGGCTGTCGAGGCTGTTCGGCAAGAGTGCAAGCACCGGAGCCGCAGCCGGCGGAGCGCCTGCCGTGCCGACTACACCCACAACGCCGACTGTGCCAACGACGCCAGCATCGCCGAAACTGCCGTTTAAGAAGGCACCGACAAAGCTGCCGAATGGAGCCCTGCTGGATATGGGCGGCGGGCTGTTGGTTGAGGCCGGTGTAATCGCTGCGGCAATCACCCCGGCGATCTTAGTACAAAATGATGTTGATGAAAAACTCGTAAAGGCTGCGGAAGCTGCGGAAGCTGTCGCCGAGGAGGCATCCGGCCGCGTCGGCGAGACGGAAGAGGTCGCGCTTCTCCGCAGGCTTGTCAACGCCACGAACGCGGAACGCGACGAAAACGGCGAATACAAGCGGAACATCTTCGGACAGTACATATGGATGCCCGGCGATGACCGCGGCGCGATCCTCGCGGGCCTGGGCGACTGGAAGAACCGCGGCATTCTCCACGCCGATATTGAGCGCTACGGTGCCAGGGACGGCATGGGCGGCCTGAACGTCCCCGGCACAGGATGGACGCCCTGGGCGTTGCTGCAACGGTATTGGGGCAATTACTACGAAACGGACTACGACACCCGCGGGAATGAATACCAGCGCCACGTCGATATGCCACTCGACCCCTCCGAGGAGACCGCGCTCCTGGAATACCTGCGGGATATGTACACCAGGAAGCTCCAGGATCAGATGCGGAACATCGGCAGCTCGGAAGAGGGCGACGATCTCGGCACCGCGACCGCCCAGGCCGTGGATGACATCACCAAGGCAGCCGAACAAACGGCCAGCGCCTTCGACAACCTGACCGCGAAGATCAACGCCATCGAGATCAATCTCCCGCAGCTCGCCAATGGGATCTCTTCTGTCCCATTCGACGGCTACATCGCGGCCCTCCACAAGGGCGAACGGGTGGTCCCGGCGAACCAGAACCGCAACTACAACGTCTACAATAACACCTATTTCGACCGCACCACGGTCTCCGGCGGCGTGGACGCCGATGGACTGGCGGCGCGGATCGCCACCGCGCAGCGGCGCGCCCTGTCTGCCGTCGGATCATAAGGGAGGGAGACCATGGCACAATCCTATTTTATCTGGAACGGCAAGGACAGCCGGAGCATGGGCGTGATCATGAGGCGCGCCGCTCCGCTGATCCGGCCCGAGGAGCGCGTGGAGCACATGACGGTCCCCGGATACAGCGGGGACCTGACGCTCCTCCAGGGCCAGGACATCTACAACTCCTACATCCAGACCGTGGAGATCTCCGTCCGCGAGGCCTGGCGGGTGCGGGAAGTCTTCCGCTGGCTCCGGGGCTCCGGCAAGGTGATCTTCTCCTCGGACCCGGACAAATGCCAGGACGCGCGGATCATCGGCGCGGTCACCCTGGAGCGCGTGAGCCGCAACCTGGACCATTGGGCGGGGACCGTACAGTGGTACTGCCAGCCGCTGAAGCAGCGGACGTATCCGATCACCAGGACGGTGACCGCGGTGGGGAATCTCCAGGTGGACGGCGACGTCCCCACCATGCCCAGGATCGAGCTCACGCCTAGCACAAGCGGCACCGTGACCCTGACAGTGAACGGATCCACCTTTACGATCGCGGACGCGGTGGAGGACAGCGTGATCGTGATCGACAGCGACGCGAAGGAGGTCACCAACCAGGACGGCACCACCTGGCTGACAAAGGACACCTCCGGCGACTTCCCGACCCTCCTGCCTGGGATCAATACCATCGGCGGGAGCGGGTGGGGGAGCCTGACGATTGACCCGAGGGAGCGCTTCCTGTGATCAGTGTATTCGACATCGGAAACGAAGACTTCACCGGCAACGGGGACGCGGTGCTGACCCCTGTGGCCGGTGGGACCATGCGGATCGTCGCGGCGGGTGCCTATGAAGCGAACCTGCGGCACCCGATCGACAAAGAGGGCCGCTGGAAGCACCTGATCCCGGGCGCGATCGTCCGGCTGCCGGTGCCGCGGGAAGTCATCGAGAACGCCTTCATCGGCGTGGATGTGGACGTCTACCGGACCACGGTGGCCACACAGCTCCGGGCGGGCCCCAGTGAGCCCACGCGGATCACCTATGATACCTGGGCGGCGGGCACTTCCTACGCGGTGGGAAAGCGGGTCACCTATTCCGGCCAGAACTACCGCCTGGATACCGCACTGACCGGCTATGAGATCTACTCAACGCCTAACACCAATTCCAAGTGGACGGCGATC